CCCGACAACGGCCGTTCCTACGGCCGCCGCGCCCTTCGCAATAGAAGAAAAGGCGCTCTTGACCTTGCTCCCCGAACTTTCAGCTTTTTTCGTCGTTGTGTCAATGCTTTTGTTCGCTTCGGCGTTGTCTATGAAGATTTGACCGAAGAGCTGAAAAATGTTTGCCAAGTTTACGCCTCCTTTCGTGTTTGTGCAATGTATGCCGCGACTATACCGTCCATATCTTCTTCGATTTTGTCCGGATCCCTCGGCGCCGCGCCGTTCGTCCCGCTTTCGTCGAGGATTTGGCGCAAAAATTCATCATATCCGAGCGGTTCGTTCCCGTTCATCTTTGCGAGCATATACGACGCGATCCACAAATTTCGCGTCTGCTCGATTGCCTCCTGCTTTTCAGCGTATGATATCAGCCCGGAGAGCTCCGTCAACGGGAGCTCCCCGATCAGGCCGATATCGTAGTATTTGCTTAACAGGTTTAAGAGCCGCGCTCTACCTTCCGACGTAGAGCCGTACCGAAAAAATTTCGGATTCCCTCGTCGTTGATAACCTCGTTCAGAATCTCTGCGAAATCCATTTCTCCGGCTTCTTCCAGGCTTACGCCTTTATAAAGCGAGATGAATTCCGGGATATCTTCTCCGATTCTGTCAAGCTGCGGCATAATCTCGGCGACCAGCTCGAAACCGAGCTCGACCGCTTTCTCTCCTTTGATTTCTGCCAATGCTTCTTTTTTGTTCCCGGCGCTTTTGAAGATATCTGCTTCTTTGAGCCTCGTCAAAATCGGTTTGACGTCGAGCTTCGCGATCATTCTCGAAAGAACCGGGATTGTCTTAACTTTCAGCATTTGTCTTTCCTCCTGATTTTGCTATTAAGGGCCGGTTGTCACGGCCTGCGGATCTGCCGATACCTCTTCGATCTGATATAGATCTCCGTTCAGGTCGTCGATTGTGTAGTGCGCGTAAATTTCGAGCGCAAGCTCGTTTTCCGCTTTCTGCACAGCCTTGACAGCGAATCCGGCTTCGTTCAAGCCGTTGTAAATGGTTATCTTCTTGAACTTTCCGTCCATGAGTTTTGCAAAGAGCGTCACGTTCTTGCAGTAGACAGAAGATCCGGAAGCAGCGGACAAAACGCCCGCCTTCGCGTTCTTGATTACCTGCGCGTCGCCGGTTCCGGTCACACGGCAGCCAGGGAGCGCGAGTTTGAGCTCCTCCTGCGAGCAGCAGAGGGAATTCACTTTCAGGACAGCTTCCTGCGATTCGATAACCTGCATTCCGGCGGTTTTCCCGACGCGGCCGTCGAACTCGATATCACGGATTGTCTGTGTGCCGTCGAATTCTCCGCCTCCGCGTGTCGGTCCGATCTTCCTTTGCGAAGTCTCGCCAAAATCGACATAGAGCAGGCCTTCGTCGATTTGAATCTTGTCGACCTGCGCCTGCGTGAGATTAGTTACCGTAGGCATTGTTTATTCCTCCTCGTTTATGTAAAAAATTCTTGCCGCATAGATCTGCCGCCTATGCGAGAGATCGTCCTCCCGGTCGTCTGACGTGTCCCTGCTCTCATATCCGATATGGGAAGAGAACACGCCTTCGACCGACAAAACCTTGTTATTGAGCGCTTTCCGGCAGAGATCGCACAGGCTTTCAAGCTCAACAGTAGCGGAAGGCAGTTTGTCGTCCGTCCACAATTCGAGATCGAAGGACGTCAGATCGCCTTCATCAAGACTTGAAGCCGTAACGTACGAAATGACCCCGTACGGAAACGCCTTGTCTTTCGGTGCTCTGTCGTAGTAGACCTTGAATCCCGGCTTGACGGTATTCATGTACTGAACGAGAGCCTCGATAAATGCAGAAGTGTTCAATCGTTTTCGTCCTCCTCTCCCTCGTAGATTTTCGCTCCGGCTGCTTCGAGCGTCTTATTGAGCTCTGCAAGATATTTTTCCTGCACCGCTCTGATCTCTTTTATGTTGTTTTGCACCGTGTCCCGGAGAAGGTGTGTTGCACGCTGGCCCGGGTGTCTTACCGTGTAGCCGAACACGTTATCTTCATACGCCATATAATGCCCGCTCCTGTGTGAATCGATCGTGTGCGCTTTGGTTCCGAACTCGATCCAATGTGGGGAAGCGTGAGAGGCCTTTTTGCCTTTCTTCATCACTTTTGCGTGAGAGTAAAAGCCGACTTGCAGCTGCGGTTGTCCTGTTGCCTTGTCGATGAAGGCCCACGTTCCTATATGGTTTTTGAAACGGTTTGAATGCACGAGCCCCGAAGAGGCGATTTCTTCACGAATCAGCTTTCTGATTGTCTTTCCAGCTTCCCGGAGAGCCGTCTTTGATAGCCCTTGCATTGTCTTTTTTGCTTCTTGACTCGTATCGATAAACGTCACGGAGGATTTGTTAGCCATTGCCCGCCGCCAATCCTTCGCAGACGAGCTCGACGCTTTCGGCGCTGACGGGATACGAACGAATGATTTTGTACATTACGTCCTCGAATTCGAGATAGCGTTCTTTCTCGTATTCGTATTCCTTCACTTCAACGGAGATCTCCGGTTTGTATCCTGCGGCCTGCGCCTGATAGAACTCTGTCCGTTTTACTCCCTTGATGTTGCAGATGATTTCCCGTTTTTCAAACCCGCTTTTCTGCGGCCGTCCCAATTTGTCGAGCGTTTCTGTCTCTTTGCACAGGTAAGCCACGTCCCGCCAATACATAGATCACGCCTCCTCCGAAATGTAATCAGAGGCGAGCGCAAGGTGCCTTTTGAGCAAATCAAAAGATTCTCTGTAACGCTGCGCGTCCGGATTATCAAGCCCGAATTCAGCCTTGACGTATAGGATCACGGCTCGCCTTGTGAGCGGATCCATATCGTCGTATGCTTTGGAAGGGAGGATCCCGATCTCCGTCAGCTCTGCACGAGCGGCGGAGATCAGGTCCTTTATTTCGTTGTCGAAAACGCTTGTCCTGTTTGCTCGGACGGCAAGGCGAGCGGCATATAACAGATCTTCCGAGATTTCGCGATTATATGATCCCGCCATTGTGAGCCCTCCTTATGCGATACAATAGACCTCGACGGCTTTCCCGTTCAGCGTTGTGTTGAGCGTGACCGTGTTTCCGGAAACGTTGTCCTTGTCGGCTGCAACCGTCGGCGCGGTCGATTCTCTCGCACCGTTGTGCAGCGCAGCGAGGACAAGGTTTGCGTCAAATCTCATCGGGAGACCGAGCTTCGATCCCCAGCCGAGCTTGACTTTCGCTCCGTTGCCGTCCATGCCAGGAACGACGATCTTTGTTACCTCGGCAAAAGCCTTGTTTCCGGTAACAGTTGTCGCCGAATCCGCCGTGAACTTCGGCAGCTCTTCGCTGATATCATTCCCGGCGATATCTTTTCCGTATACGGTGACCGCAACGGCCTTGATATCTCCGGCTGTTCCTGCCGATTTCGCGACGACGTTTCTCGCGCACGGCATTTTCGCTCCTTCGTCCGGTTCGATCGTGACTTCTGTCGTCTTGCAGGCGCCGTCAGCGATCAGGCCGTCGTCGTCAGCTGCGACCGCTTCTTCTTCGGTCCAGGCGAAGCCCACGACCTCGAACTGCTCCGCGGTGCGTCCGTAGACGTCGGTTCCGAATTCACCGATTCCTCTTTTCAGCATAGGTTTGTCCTCCTTTCAAAAGGTCAAACCCGATCAGGCGATCGAGGAAGCGATTTTTACGAAAGCGTCGTCAACGGCGAGCTTGCAATCGAAGATCGCCATTCCACGGTAAACGACGGACGCGGAAGTGAATCCGGCGTGCTCGTCAGCTTTCACGTTGATGTTCTCGCCCAGGTTCCCGTAGATCTTCTTCGCGTTGCCGAAGTAGATTACGCCGTCGCCGAAGTTGTCGTCCATACCCACTTCGTAGCCGTGGATATAATACTTGCCGCCGGCCTCCTTGACGATCGGAGCCTTCGCGTCGTCGCGAATCGGCATAACGTTGTTCCAAAACGTCTTTTTGGACATATAGAACTTCGCGCCGCGATCGTAACGACCGGGAAGGAGAGCGATTGCCGCGGTGATATCGACGTTCGCGAGGGAGCCGCCGGCCCAAGCGCGAGCGTTGGTGTTAGCGACCCACGTTGCAGCGTAGGCGATACCCTGGGGCTCGGAGGATCCGGAGCCGCCGCAGATATAGGCGTCGATCTTTTCCGCAACGGAAGCGGTCAGGTTATCGACGAGCCAGGTCTCGAAGCCGGAAACGGTCATGACTTTGACGGTCTCGGAGACTTTGAGGATCTTTACGATCTCATAAGCGCCGAGGGTGATCGTCACGAGAGTATCGCCGGAATCGGAGATCGAGGCGTTTTCGGTGTGCAGGGAAGCCTCGTTGCGGGTCCCTTCAACCGCGAATTTGACAGCGCCGGGGAAATGGAACAGATTGATTTCGCCCAGCATGGGGACGATCTGTTTCAGCTTCTCGAGGATCTGATTCACGGTCTGCTCCGGCATTGCCCCGGCAGCGCCGGAGGCGTTGAACGCTCTCTGCTCCTGCTCGGTGAGCTGCTGGCCCATGAGATTTTTCATGAAGGCGGAGCGATACAGAGCCTTGTCGTCCTCGGCCTGTCTGCTTTCCGGAGTGTGAGGATTCGGTACGGAGGACGCAGGGATCGCGCCGGTGTTGATACCTTCGATCAGAGCCTTTCTTCTGTTGAGCTCTTTTTCCTCTTCTTCGAGATCTTTCAGCTCTTTTTCGAGAGCGTCGAGATCGGCTTCTCCGCCCGCGGTGAGCAGGTTTCTGATTTCGAGCTTGCGGGCTTCAATTTCTTTCAGTCTTTTGAACATTTTTTCATACCTTCTTTCGTGTTTTTTGAAGATTCACAATCGTTTGCGATTCTTCGGTTTTCATGTGAACGTGCGTAATATTAGTTTCTTCCTGCGCTGCTCCTGCTCCAGGTGCGCGACCTCTTTCTTGTACTCCTCCTCGAAAAAGGATCTCGCAGAAATAGACGTCTGTTCGTAAGCCGGGAACGTTACGGCGGAAACGTCGTAAAGTTTCTTTACCCGGATAATCTTCCGGAGGCGTTTTTCCTCGTCGTAGCTCTGCTCGGCGATCGTGAACGAAAAGCTCATTTTATCGATCAGGCCCGAGGAAACGTCCCGGTACAGCTGACGGTGACGCTCGTCCTCGGCGTCGAGGATCGCTTCGATATCTAATCTCTCTCCAATCGTGTATTTGAGCGTTCCGTTCTTGCTTCTTGCATAAGGCGCGAGCTCGTGATTGACGTTCAGGATAAAATCCGACATATCGGCTTTATCGAACGCGCCGCGCTCGATTTGTTCGTAGTATTTGATTCCGTCATACTCGAAGAGCACCGTCGGCGTCTCGAATACGACCGGCGTCCCGCGGAGGATCAGGTGCTTTTCGTCGCTCTGATTTTCGAACGTATAAGCCCCTCCGAAGGCGCGATATTCTCTTTCCGGAATCTTGATAGGCATTATTCTTCTCCTCCTTCTCCCGGATCTCCGTCCGGCTCTGCCGGATCCGTTTCCGGTTCTTTTGTATCAGGATCCTTTTTCCCCTCTCCGAGCTGGTATTCGTCCGCTTTGTCTGCGTTTACGACGTTCAGCGTCTGCACGCGACGGCGGCCTTCGTCTCCTCCGATCGGCGGGAAGCCGAGCGTTGTCAAGGCCTGATCCAGCGTCAAGGCGCCGATATCGGACAGGTATTTGACCGCTTGCAGCTTGTCGTTGATCTTCGCAAACGACAGCGTATTGATATCCGCTACGATCTCGTTTCCGCAGCCCCGCTCCCTCGGCGTGAATATTGCGTTTGTCAGCGCCTGGGAGAGCTGCACGAAAACCGGCTTTAATTCGCCCTCGTAGAACGCGGATTCCTGTTCCGGTGTCTCCTTGTTCTGCACGATCGCGTCGTTTGTGCCGAAGTAATCGAAAATCGAATTTTTGATATATTCAAGCTGTTTGTCCGGAATCGGTGTGTTCTTGTCCTGAATCGGCGTATAATCGTATTTGTTATCCGTGACGACTATTCCCGCGCCGTTGTTTTCGATTCGGAGATTGTCCCGGACGAATTCGTCTCTTCTTTTCGTCAGATCTTCGTTCTTGACGCCGCCCTGAACCTTCAAGATACCTCGGATCACGGCGACGAGCTTCGCAAACGCCGACATTGATTGATTGAACGTCGTCGCGGTTTGCAGCACCGGGACGAGCGGACGATTATCCGCTCCGAAAACGTCGTTGTCAAGGAAATGACGTCCGACGTAAACGAGCTCTGAATACGGATAGGTGTATTGATTTCCGTTCGTGAAGCTGAACTGCACGAACATTTCGCCGGCGTATTCTTTCAGCCGCACGTCTGCCGCGTTGATATTATAAAGCGCCCGTAGCTCTCCGGTCATCGGATCCCAATCCGGGAAGATGAACGCGCCGTTGTTGATCTTGTAGTTTGCCGCAAGGCGATAATAGAATTTATAAGCCGTCGAATACGGATTCGGCTCGAATTGCAAAATCCTGTTCAGCCGGTCCGATACCGGTATTTCCGCTCCGTCATTCCTCCGTATGTGTCGCGGCTGCACAACGGCGGCACGCCTGGCGAACGAATCAACCGCCGCCCTGACCTTATCGTCGCTCCATGCTTCCCCGGAAAATGCCGTGAAGCTCGAAGAATAACTGTTGAGCAGACGATAATCCGTGTAGGTTTCGGGAGCTTTGACCGGGCGCGTGCCGAATATTTTTTGAAATAAGCCCATAAGTCACCCCACAAAATACATAAAGTTATCATAATCCCGGACGTACACCACCCAGGCATTGAGCAGCGATACCGCTCCGTCGATCCTCCTCTTGTCAGTGATCTTTTCCGGCGCGATATTATTTAATCCCGATTTCTTAACGGCCGTATTTGACAGGCACCATTTCAGAATCGGATTGTTGTTGTAGTTTACGATATGCCCTCCGAGCGCCGCTCCCATTTCTTTCATAGGCTGCGACCACGTGAACGGCCCTTGCGCGACTTGTTCGAGCGTGAAGTTTTCATACTTCATCTCCTCGATCCAATATCCGGCGAGAGCGCGGTCATACCCGATCTTGTACGGATCGATTTTGTATTTGTCCCGCATTTCGACGAACCACGCCGTCACGTCCGAGTAATTGACGCGGTTCCCGCTGCATATCTTCAGAAGCCCTCTGTCCGCCCATAAGCGATACGGCGCCTCGTTTGTGTTTTTTTCTTCGAGATACTCGACCCGGCTTTCCGGAAGGAAGTATTTTTGAAGCACGTACACCGTCTCCGTGCCTGGCTTGCGAATGAGCAGCGTTGCACAGGTCAGGTCCGTTGTTGCCGACAGGTCACAGCCTCCGATTGCGTAGGTGTTTTCGACTTCCGACATTTCAAACGTCGCCGTGTTGTTGATCTCCTCGAATG